AAAGCACCGGATGGTGCTCGCGGTCGCGGGGTACCTCCGCAAGAACCTGTACCACGACGAGGAGAGCGCCCTCCGCGAGATCTCCCGCATCCACCGCGAGGCCGGGTACGAGGTCGACGAGCGCCTCATCCAGGATGTCAAGGACACGTATGCCAAGCTCTGGGCGACTATCGCGGGAACTCGGCTGCTTGAAGAGCTAGGAATCCGGCCGGGTGTGCGCGACGTGTTCCAGTTCCGCTTCGTGGCCCCACCCAAGCGGCGGATCGAGATCATCAACTTCCGCGAGGAGCTCAAGGACCAAGAGTTCTGGGTTCCCGGCCTGCTCGGGCCCGGCCTGCTGACCCTGTGGTCCGCGTCCCCCAAGACGGGGAAGAGCTTCGCTGCCATGCAACTCGGGTACGCGCTCGTCTCCAACCAGCCATTGTGGGACTTTCCGCTTGGCACGGGGGGCCCAAAGCGGGTGTTGTACTTCCAGGGCGAGCTCTCCAAGGGGATGGTGTTCTCCCGGGCCAAGGCGATGTTCGGCCTGGCGGCCATCCGCGATCCCGAGCGTTACGCCATGACCGCGAAACCCTCCGAGCCTATCGACCTGATCAAGAACCCCGAGGCCCTGACCGATATCGCGGATGCCTACGATGTCATCATCATCGACCCCATCTCGGTCTTTACGACCAACGATGAGACCAAAAGCCACAGCGTCAACGAGATCGTCGGCACGTTCGACCAGCTTCGTAGTGCGGGAAAGGCGGTCTTCCTGGTCCATCACCTTCGCAAGCTCCAGACCAACACCAAGGGTCAGGAGCACACCCCGACCTTCAACGACATTCGAGGGTCGGGCGCGTGGTTCGCTACCGCGGACGCGCTCGCGGTTCAGCACAAGATCGGGCAGGAGGGCAACACCCGGGTGAAGTTCCTCTTCCGGGCGGCCCCTGACCGCGATCCGCTGGACCTGTACCGGCTCCCGCACGGGGGCTTCACCGAGGACAAGCAGGCGTACCTCCGCACGATCAGCTCCATGCGGGTTCGTCATGCCGACTCACTCAACTGATCCACCTGATATCAGACTGGAAGGAGACCCTGTGTCTTACCACCGCTTTGCCCGCTGGGGGGTCACTGCATTCTTGACCCTGCTCGTGGGATTCGTCATGGCTAACCCTGCGGTTGGCATCCTGTACAAGCGCACCGCATATGGCAACCTCGAGAGCATCTGCACCGTCAGTGTCGTTGCGGGCGAAGACATCGGGATGGAGATGGAGCGGGTGCTCGTCACGGCCGCTCACTGTGTGAACCGTGACCTGGTGCTTGACCCCGGATCGGAACTGTGGCACGACAATGCTGACTGGCTCGTGACCTTCGACGAGAAGGCCTTCGTGGCCGCGGTCACATACCGCGTCGGCGAAACTGTCCGCGGGTATGACATCGCTATCCTCACGTTCGTCAGCGAGCCCCCCGATGTTGAGCCATTGCGTCTCGGCGACTGGAGCACGGTCGAGCTGGGTTCTCGCCTCCTGAACTGGGCGAACCCGCTCGGGATCGGCCTCCAGCGGTTCGAGGGGTACGTGAGCATGTTGAGCCTGGAGCGTCCCGTACGGGGCGCACAGATCTGGTGGCGTCACCATGGTGTCGCCATCGTCCCCGGGGCCGGTGGCTCAAGCGGGAGCCTCCTCCTGGATGTTGATGGATTCGTGGTTGGTGTTCTCGTTGGTGTGATCCAGGCCCCCATGGGGACCCCTTTCATCGTGTTCGTGCCCGTTGATCGGTTTGAGGCATTCCTGGAGAACGACCACTACGGTCGCCCGATCTCGCCCCACTGACGAACCCCACAACCAGAAGGGATACCGCATGCGGGCCTTCAAGGACGCCGCGGAGCTGCGGTCATACCTACCCGACCGTGAGCTCCTGCGCGACCATCGAGCCATCCTCGGCGAGGGCGATGATGACCCCCGAGTCCTGCTGCTCGCTTACCAGCCCAACGGTTGGGACCTGGGGGCCAGCAAGCCCCTGATGGGCAAGCCCGGCATCCCCATCCGCCGGCACCTGGTGCAACAGGGGATCAAGTTCTACGCCACCCATGTCTTCCCGTTCACCAACGGGGCCGACAAAGCCACGGTCAAGCTCGCCCGCGAGATCGGCCCGGTGGTAGCCGAAGAACTTCGGCGCATACCCATTGACCACTACGTGCTCATGGGGGCCGACGCCGTGCGGCTCTGCCCGCTCCTGGACTACCCCTTCAAGAAGTTCAATGAGATCGCCGGGCGCGTGCTCGAGCAAGGAGACAAGCGCTTCCTGATCGCGCAAGCGCCCGCGGCGATCTCCAACCACCCACAGAGCTACGCGGCCTTCGTCGATGGTCTCGAGCGCTTGCTGAACCCCGCTCCCCCGTCGCTGGTGAGGACCCAAGACCATGAGGAATACCGGGTCTTCACCAACCGGCTTCAAGCGCGTAAGTACCTCGAGGGTATCCCCGCGGGCCATCGGGTGGCGGTCGACCTTGAGACCACCGGCACCGATCCCTACACGGACACGATCCTCACCTTCCAACTGTCGTGGGCGGAGGGCACCGGTTACGCCTTCCCGTGGACGCTGTTCACGCCCGACGAGTGGTCGGGGTTCCTCTCCGGCCGACGTCTGATCTTCCAGAATGCCTCGTTCGACGTGAAGTTCCTCGCCCGGAATGGTGTGTACGTGCAAGCCAGCGAGGACACCATGCTGATGCACAGCCTGGTGGACGAGACCCCCGGCACGCACTCGATGGAGCAGATGGCCCGTCGGTACCTGGGGATCGAGAAGTGGTCCGACACGGTCGACTACGACGACATGGCCGGGGTCGATCTCAAGACCCTTGGCCGCTACGGGGCCCGTGACGCGGATCTCACCCTGAGACTCGCCAACGCTTTCCACCCGACCATCGCTGACCGGCACATCTACCGGGTCCTGCACCGAGCACAGAACGCGATCATCCGCAGCGAGCTTCGTGGGGTTCGCATCGACCGGGACAAGGCCCACCAGTTCCACGAGGAGATCAACAAGGCCCTCCATGATCGTCAGGAGTACATGGCCGACACGTACGGGCTGCTGAATGCCAATAGCCCCCAACAGGTCGCCAAGCTCCTGATCGATGACATGGGGATCCCGATCAAGGGCAAGCGGGGCAAGACCAGCACGGCCACCCCCGTGATCGAACCCTTCGCGGCCGAACACCCCGTGGTCCGCGACATCCTCGAGTACCGGCACCTCATCAAGGCGGGCAGCACCTACGTTCGCAACATCCTGGCCCTCAGCGAGCGCGACGGGCGCTACCATCCCGAGTTCAAGCTTGCCGCGACCGAAACCGGCCGCGTGGCCGAGCGCCTGATCACCCTAATCCCGCGCCCCGACGCGCTCGACAACCCCGACCTCGGCAAGCAGTACCAGGTCCGCCTCCGGGAGTTGTTCCTCCCTGACGAGGGCATGATCATGATCGGGGCCGACTACCGCGGGCTCGAGGTCGGCGTGGGGGCCCTTCTCAGCTACGACTCGCAGCTGATCGAGGACTACAACACCCGGCTCGACACGCACTCGGTGGTAGCTATCGAGGCCTTCGGGCTCGATATCCCCATCGAGCCCCGCGAGACCCTGAAGCAGCGCGTCCGGGCCACGCACGCTTTCGAGCGCGAGCTCGCCAAGCGGGCCACCTTCACCTGGATGTACGGGGGCACGGCCGCGGCCATCCGCGACCAGCTCAAGATCCCCCGGGAGCTCGCGGAGACGATCCTCGAGACCCTGCGGACCCGCTACCGGGGCCTGGCACGCTGGCACGAGGCCACCCGCGAGAGTGTCCTCGGTAGCCATAGCGTGACCACCCTCTGGGGGCGCACGCGCCGGTTCGTCATCCACCCCGGGCTCGACGAGAAGCTGATCGAGAATCAGCTCCGCGAGGCTATCAACGCGCCCAACCAGGGCATGGCCAGCGATCTCACGCTCGCTGCGTTCGCGGAGATCGAGTCGCTCGGCATTCAGACCCTGTTCCCGTTCCACGACGCGGTCTACGCCCAAGCCCCCGAGGACGAGACCCACAGGGCCATCTCCACGATCAAGTCGGTCATGGAGAACGCCCTCCGGGGTCCTGTCCAGTTCGAGGCAGAGGTCAAGGCCGGCCCTAACTGGGCAGAGCTCGGATGAGAGAGGCTGACATGCTGATCCCCATCCACAACCGGAAGCTCGAAGTCATCACGCACGCTTCCGTCGATCCCGAAGTTTACTCCGAGGTGGCTCAGTTCCGTTGGTTCCTCCACACCGAAGGGTACGCCCAGAGGACTGTCCCTGACCCTGAAAAGCGTCGCAGGACCATTCTCATGCATCGAGAGGTCTTGAGCCCCCCACAAGGGACAGAGATCGACCATCGGAACGGGGATCGGCTGGATAATCGCCGGGCGAATCTCCGAGCCGCTACGAAGGCGGAAAACCAGCGAAACTCTCGATCCCGGAGAGGCAGTAGTTCGGTCTACAAGGGCGTGTGCTGGGACACGGCGAACGGCAAGTGGAAGGCCACAATCACGGTCCATCGCAGGACGAAGCACCTCGGGCGATACAAGTCCGAGCGAGAGGCCGCCCTGGCATACAACGCCGCAGCCCTTCAGCACTTCGGCGAGTTCGCTCGCCCCAACTTTGTCGCATGAAAGTCTCCCTCAAGCAGAAGACCAAGCGCACCCCCATCGAGGACATGATGGCCAAGCAGTTGCGTGAAGCGGGCCTTGGTGGCTTCCGACGCAATAGCTACTTCATCGAGGGGCGTCGCTTCCAGGCCGACTTCTACTGGCCCCGGCTCAAGCTGGTCCTGGAGGTCGACGGGGGCGTGTGGTTGCCCCGGGCGGGCCACACCAGTGGCGCGGGCTACACCAGCGACCGCGAGCGCGATACCGAGGCCCTGCTCCAGGGGATCATCACCGTCCGCTACACCAGCGATCAGGTTCGCAGTGGCTACGCCATCGAGACCTTCAAGAAGATCTTCACAAACCTCAGGCCCCCCGGTGATCCGTGAGCGTGTCGCCGCGGCCTACCCCGGGCGCACAGCGGTGGGCTTGTCGCTCTGGGTCATCGACGACCGCCAGATCGTGCGGGCCGCGGTCGGGTCCACGACCCTGGCCCAAGTCGGTGGGATCCTCCGCGCCTTCGCCCCCGACGAGCTACTCGTCCCTACCGGAACTCCCGTGTGGGACGGAGCTTCCCCTTTTCACGCCCAGGCCCTGTCTCTACGTTTCGCCCGCCCTCGGTGGGCCGACATCCCGTTGGCTCGTCCCACCGCACCTGTTGGACCGCTGGCTCAGAACGCCTGGCGGATGGGTTACCAGACAATCGTCCGTGACGGGTCATATCGCATTGGGCATATGGTCCCCGACCTCTTGAGCGATGACTGGCTCACCCAGAACTCCCCCCGGAGGCCCCGTGCAGCTTGATCCCAACGTTCGACAAGCTATTGAGTTGCACCCCAGCGATGACATCTCGGTCGTCTCCCGCGAGGTCTCCAAGCAGCTCGGCCAGCATGTTCCGGTCACCCTGGTCGTGAAGGTCCGTGGCAGCATGCAACGCGCCGCGAATGTCACCCGCGCCAAGACCGAAGCATCGAGCACTCTCGACGCGAAGCTCGGCCGCATCGAAAAGGCCAGCACCGTGCTCGAGGGGGTCTTCCTGGATGACAAGCTCCCGTTCAAGGACCGGATCGAAGCCAGCAAGGAACTGCGGCAGTGGACCAAGCTCGGCATGGACGCGGCGGGTATCGCCGACCCCGACGCCGAGACCCTGTTTGTGGTCGAGGGAGACTGGCTCCCGTTCAGGCCCGCATGAACCGCATTCAACTGCCGTTCGGCACCCCCAACGACCTACAGCGCCGCGTGTTGCACGCCTTCCGCGAGGGCGCACGTCTGGTGCTGATGGTCTCGGGCCGCCAGGCGGGCAAGAGCCACTTCGGGGCCCGCTGGCTGCTCACGCAGACCATGCGGCAGAATGTCGACCGCAAGCACAAGCTCGCGTTCGCGGTCGCGCCCACGTACCGCATGGCTCGCGTCATGCAGCGCAAGCTCGAGGAGGTCCTGAAGGCAGACCCCCGGCTGTGGGCCAAGATCAAGCACACCAAGCAGCCGATCCCCACCTACGAGTTCCCGAACGGGTGGTCGATTGAGATCCACTCGGCGGATGACCCGGACTCGCTACGCGGGCCCTCGGTCAGCGCCGTGTGGTTCGACGAGGTCGCTAAGGCCGCCGAGGAAGCCTTCGATATCCTCATGCCGACCCTGCTCGCCACGCACGGGAGCTTTCTGGGCACTACCTCCCCCCGGGGCAAGCAGAACTGGGTGTACTCGCGGCTCTACGTCAAGAGTTGCCCCCCCGGGCACCCCGATCACGATCCCGACGCCTACAACGAGGTGTACGCCGTGATCTTCGGGAGCACCTGGGAGAACGTCGAGAACCTATCCGAGACCGCCATCCGCCAGCTCGAGGACCAGTATGGCAAGGACACCCCCTGGGGCCGGCAGGAGATCGGTGGCGAGTTCGTCAGCTACGAGGGCCTGGTCTACCGCTGGGACGAGGGCAACTTCCGTCCGCACAAGGTCCTCTACGACGACCTGAAGGACTTCAGCATCATCATCGGAGGTCTCGACTTCGGATGGACCGACCCCGCTTGTGCCGTCGTGAGCGCCTACCGAGACGGTATGTGGTTCGCGCTCGACGGGTTCTACGAGACCCACCTCGAGCCCAACGACATGGCCGATCAGCTTGCCATCCTCACCCAGCAGTATGGGGTCACAAACTGGTACGCGGATTCTTCTCGCCCCGACGCTATCGCGGATCTCCGGTCGCGTGGCCTGCCGGTCCAGCCGGTCGTCAAGCCGCGTGTCGAGGACCGCATCCGCGAGATGGCGATCTTCGCCGATCACAACCGGCTGAAGGTCAGTTACCGCGCCCCATTCGTGCGGGACGAGCTTCAGTACTACCAGTACCCCGAGGAGGATCGCCTCTTCCGGGACCGGGAGCGTAAACCGCTTGATCGCAACAACCACGCCATGGACGCCCTCGGGTACGCCATCTGGTCCGTCCGCTGGCTCTGGCGCAACGACGTAAGCCGCTATCGAGTGCTGAATCCCAAGGCCGAGAAGGACCAAGACGACGAGCGCGTGATCCTCCACGAGCGCAAGAAGGCCGGAGAAACGCGAGGGAACGGGCCATCGGGCCTGTACGGAGCGTAACGTTGCCCCTCATCACCAATGAACGGACAGCGGTCCAGATCCTGAGGGACCTTTCCACGGCTTACCCCTCTATCGCGCAAGCGAACTTCGCACGCGAGGTCCTGGGGGCCCATAGCGCCCAAGCGCGCAACCTGGCCTTCATGGCCGAAAGGGGAGAGCTACCACCCCCACCCGAAGCCGACGAGAACATCACGATCACCCGCGAGATCGAGGGTCGTGACCTGTCGATTACTCTCAAGGCCGGGAAACTCCCTATCACTTCCTTTGAGGAGTTGGTCGACTTCTACGAGATCGACCTGAAGCGGTGGGAGCCCTTCAGCCAGCATTTCAACTTCTGGGGAAGTGAAGCCTGTCCTAACTTTCAGGTAAAGGCCTCCTTCCGGGAGCGCGAGTACCACGCCCTGTGCGCCGAAGACCGGCAAAACACCCGGGATTGGTACTCGAAGCACGCTCTCGAGGCCCCTACCTGGTCTCAGGGGGCCCTCGTGCCCCCCGCGGGACGGCTGCTCGAGATCGTGGTATCCGACTTGCACGCCGACCAGCGGACGACCACCAACACCACCATCGCCGACCATCTCGTGCGCGCTCGGTACGGGATCCGCGAGGCCATGTCCCGCGCCTCGGCTATCGGGTTCGACCGGATCGCTCTGGTGTTCTTGGGGGATACGTTCAACCACGACGGGCTCGGCACCACGACCAACGGCACCCCGCAAGAGAGCCTGGGCTCGTCCCGGGAGGCCTACCTGGCGATCCGTGACTTCATTGCCGAGATGACCATCGCATTGTCCGTTGTCGCGCCCGTGGATCTCTACGTGTTGAGCGGGAACCACGACAGGGAGCGGGCTTTCTACGCGGTCGACAGCTTGCATGGTCTGCTGCGAAAATACGAGCGCATAAGCGTATGTCTTGACACTGAGCGAGCCGTAATCGACTGGGGGACCAACCTCATCGGCTTGTGGCACGGCGAGCGGCAGAAGAACACGGATATCGCCATGAGCCTGCTGCGCGAGAACGACACGCTCGGCAAGGAGCATCTCGAGGTCCACCTGGGCCATGTCCACACCCGGCGCGAGGACGAGATCCATGGGGTCCTGCTGCGCCGCTTCCGCACGCCCACGCCCGAGACCCCATGGTCAGATCGCCATCTCTACGCGCACAACCTCAAGAGCATCACCGGCATTCTCTGGGACCAGGACGAGGGCGAGATCGCCTCGTTCCCGGTCACTCTCCCGGCCGACCTAGGTGACCACTGATGGACTTGGTTCCGCACACCCCCCAACCCATGGTTCCGGGGCCGACCCTCGAGAGCGAAGGGCTCCCGCTGCCGCCCCCGATTTCCCAGGAGGAGCAAGAGGAACTGGTCAAGCGTCTGAAGACGCAATACGACCGCTTCACCCAGCAGGTCGCGCCATTGCACGAGAAGCTCGAGCTGTGGCACAAGCTCTACGAGGGCTTCAAGCGGGGTGAGAAGAACTTCCCGTGGCCAGGGTCGGCCAACTACCAGGTGCCCCTGATCATGGCCGCCATCGACAGCATCCACGCTCGCATCATCAAGGCCGTGTTCGAGGTTGACCCCATCTGGCTCGCCAAGCCACGCTCGCCGGGCGGGGTCGAGATCGCCCGTAAGGGCGAGTGGTATCTCGACTACTGGGCCGACGAGATGGATCTCGAGGCCGGCCTGGACATGGTCGTCCACAACATGCTGATCGAGGGCGTGGGGGTCCTGCGGGTCGACTGGGACCGCCGCACGCGGGCGATCCCCAAGGTCAACAACCCCAACGCCATGCCCGGGGCCCCCGAGCCCCCCACCGAGGTCGTCGAGTACGAGGGCCCCGGACGCCGCCCGGTTCCGCTGCGGGACTACGTCCATATCCCCGCTGACGCGCCCACCATCGAAGAGGCCGTGTACGTCGGGCACCGCGTCTTTCGCAACTACGGGCAGCTGCTCGAGCGCGAAAAGGCCGGGATTTACTTCAACGTGCGGGAGCTCCTCGAGAAGAGCCAGGGCGATAGCACCAAGGATCGCAATGTCAACCCGAGCAACCTGCTGGCGCTGACCGACTACAGTGGCGAGTACGAGGAGACCCGCCCGTACGAGATCGTCGAGTTGTTCGGCCCGTACGACTGGGGCGATGGCCCCGTGCCCTCCCTGTTCGCCTTCAGCCCCAAGCACAGCATCCTGCTGCGGCTCGAGCCCTACCCCTACGAGTACGGGCGAGCCCCGTACCTGTCGTTCTCGGTCTACCCGCGGCCGAACTTCTTCTGGTCCCGCTCCATGGCCGAGCTGCTCGAGAGCGCCCAAGAGGAGCTCTCCGCGTTGCACAACATGCGCGCCGACGCCGTGACCCGGCGCATCGCGCCCCCGCTCTTGCGTCGCACGGGCGCTCGCTGGGATCCCCAGGAGCAACCCTGGCGGCCGGGCATGGTCATCGATGTCAACGACCCCGCCGAGATCATCGAACTCAGCCTGAGCGACGTGCCGAACAGCATGTTCGCGCACGAGCAGGATATCCTGGCGTTCACCGAGCGCATGACCGGCATGAGCGACGTGTTCATGGGTCGCATGGGTAGCCCCTACACCACCGCGACCGCGATCAACCGGGTCACCTCCGAGGGCCTGGCCCGCATGGACGTGGCCGTCAGCCGGTTCCAGATCGGGATGAAGAAGCTCGCGTGGGTCCTCTGGTGGCTACTGTACCAGTACCGCCCCTACCAGGATGCCTTCCTGGTCGAGGGCCAGCCCATGACCATCACCAAGGACGAGATGCGCCCCACGCAGAACGGGCTCATGCCGTTCGAGTTCATCCCCCAGGGCCAGCTCTCCGACGCGAGCAAGGACGCCCGCCGGCAGCAGCTCACCTTCCTCCTCCAGGCCTCCATTGGTCCCCTCAGCCAGTTCTACCCCGACGGGATCCAACACCTGCTCGAGAAGGTCTTCCATGCGTACGATATCCAGGATCGCCATGCCATCCTCGGGCCACCCTGGAGTGTCATCCAGCAACAGCTCCAGCAGGCGATGCAGCAGGGCTACCAGGCGGGCGTACAGGCCGCCCAGCAGGCCCAGGGATGAGCGAAGATCACCTCGACCTTCTGATGGAGCTGGTCAGCACCCACTACTGGCGTGCGCTCAAGCGCGAGATTCACGAGACTGAGAAGGGCCTGATTGCCCGCCTGTGCGAGCCGATCAAGTCCCTCCAGGACCTGGTGACGAAGGAGGGGAACTCGAGCCGGTTGGCGGCGCTCAGGACACTCGTGAACGATATCGAGCAGAAAGCCGAGCGCAGGGCCAAGCAACTCCGCGACATGCCCCGGGACTGATGGGGGCTTGACAAGCGGGTCAGTTCTGTGCTATGATGGACCTTAGGGGACGGTAAGCCAGCTTGCGGTCTCGTCCCGCCGCGAGGGAGCACATCTTGAGTACCGACGAAGGCACGCAGCCCCCGGCCTCGAGTGCGCCACAGACGGAAAACCCGGCACCGACCATTGACGCAGGGGAGATCTCCTCCCTAGCGCGTCACATGGCCCGGCAGAGGGATGCCTCGTCAGCATTCCCAGCACCGAAGCCCATGGCGGGGGAAGGCAGCCCCACACCCGATGCTGCCGCAACCTCACCCCAGGACAACCGCGAGTCGTTCATTCCCCGCTCGCGGTTCGACGAAGTTCTCGCGGAGCGCAACGCGCTTCGGCAGCAGATGATGAGCCCTCCGGTCCTTCCGCCGCAAGGGCTCCAGCCGCAGTTCGGCGCTGTCCCGCAGTTCCAGGTCCCGCAGGGCGTCAGCCCCACGGGCATGGTCGGGCAACAGCCGGCCCCGCAGCAGACCCCGGCACTCCCGGACTTCTCGGATATCAACATCCAGAAGCAATGGCGCGAGAAGATCGCCAACAACCCCGTGACGGGGTTGCGCGAGTTCGTGACCATGATCCTCATGGCCGAGGGGGCCCCGCTGCTCCAGCAGTTCCAGCAGCAGATCCTGAGCCAGATCTCCCCGATCCAGCAGTCCTTCGTTCAGCAGCAGCTCACGTCGTATACCTCGCAGAGGCAGCAGGCGGATCCGAGCTTCTCCCAGGTGGTCCCAGCGTTCAACCAGTTGGTCAGTCAGGCCGTGCAACGCGGTTACTCCCTGACCCCCCAGGTGCTCCAGGCCATCGAGGGTATCGCTCGCGCCCAGTCCGGGCTCCTGAGCCCTTCTGCGCCCGCCCCCCGCGCCCCGTTCACGGAGGCCCCGGGCGGCAGTGGCCAGTTCGGCCAGCCCACGCAGACCCCGCTGACCCCCGCACAGGCCGCGGTCGCCAAGCGCTTCGGCATGGAGCCAAGCGAGTACGCCGCGTACCTGAGGAGCTACGACAATGTCTGAGCCCGCTACCACGACGAAGGCCCCCCGCAAGACCCCCAAGCCCGAAGCACCCGAGACCGAGGTCGTCAACGGCTTCACGCTGATCCACAAGGGTCATGGGCGCTACGGGATCGAGGGCCACCAGAAGGAGTTCTCAGACCGCAAGACGGCACTGGGGTACATCTCCGACCTGGAGGCGGTGAAGGGGTTCGAGGAGAAGTTCGGCGACGTAGTCCCACTGGGTGTCGAGATCAACACTCGAACTGTCGAGTACCGGGGCACGTTGCTCGAGCTCCCGATGAACGAGCAGTACCTCCCGGACGGGGCGCATAGCCCCTATTACGACCGGGCATGGTTCTGGGGCTGGGGCCGAGCGGATAGCTCGGACGTGGCCCAGAAGCAAGCGAAGGGGTACCGCATCGTCACGCGGGACGAGCTCGAGGCAGAGGTGGAGGAGGGCAAGGTGCCCGACCACTACCGCTCCCTGTTGATGTCCGTGGAGCACGGATCGCGCTTGCAGTTCGGGGATCTGGTCCTGATGCGGATCCCCCGCGTACTGTGGCGTCAGCATCATGCTGCGGAAGAACGGGCCGCTCTCCGGCGCATCAAGCGTCAGGACGAGGCGAACCACGAGGTCTTCGAGAAGGCTGGGGTGAAGAACATCTCAGGCCCGATCTCTAACGAGGTCAGCACGGGCCTGAAGATCAGCGGGTTCTGACCCGCCCCCAGGAGTAACACATGGCAACTTATGCCACGCGGCCCATCCACCCGGTCAAGCGGCTGGACGGGTACGTGTTCGTCACCAACCACTTGAAGGCCGCTGAGGACTTCAAGCAGGGTGCGCCCATCATCGTGGGCGTCACCGGGGCCATCGAGCAGACGGGCGCGGACCCCGCGCTTATCGCAGGCTTCACTCTCGCGTCCGTCGCGGATTACGACTGGAAGGCCGACACCTTCACCAACGTGGTCCCCAGCGTGCCCGTCGCGGTCGCCAACCAGGAGTTCCGCGGGACCCTGAAGGGTACCTTCGCCGCGAACGACGTCGGTACCGCCTACGGTGTGACCAAGCAGGCCAGCGACATCTGGACGCTCGACCGTGCCAAGACTGCGGGCGATTCTCGCGCTCTCGTCACTGGTGTTGAGGACGGCGTGGCCGTCGGCGACATCGACGTCCCCGTCACGTTCATCGTGCTCGTCGCCAACCGGCAGGTGATCTCGTAATGATGGTCTCCGGTACTTTCTCAAAGCTGCTGGCTCCGGGCCTCCAGAAGGTCTTCCACCGCAGCTACAACGAGACCCCCGAGATCTGGGGCACGCTGTTCAACATGAACAAGAGCGACCGTGCGTACGAGGATCACTTCTCGTGGGCCGGCTTCGAGCCCTTCCAGAACTACGACGAGCTCGAAGAGATCCAGCTGCGTAATGCCAAGCCCGGTTACACGGTGCGTTACGTCCACCGTAAGTGGGGCCTCGGCTACCAGCTGTCGCAGGAACTGGTCGATGACAACCTCTACTCGGGTGTCATCGAGACCTTCCCCGCGCACCTCGCTCGCTCCGCTCGTGCGACCAAGGAGACCGTCGCCGCGACGATCTTCAACCTGGGCTTCAGTGCGGGCCAGCCCGGTGGTGATGGCAAGGCGCTGTTCGCGGTCGACCACCCCCTCTACGGGGCGGCCTCCGGCACCAACAGCAACCGCTTCACCTCTGCCACCCCGCTGTCCCACACCGCCCTCCAGGCCGCACTGATCCAGCTGAAGCGGGCCAAGGCGGATGATGACATCTTCTCGCCGGTCACCCCGAGCTTCCTGCTGATCCCTGATCAGCTTGGCCCGGCGGCCCGCGAGATCCTCGGCACCCCGACGGTCCCGTACTCCACCGACCGCACGATCAACACCCTGAGCGACTCGGGGCTGACCATCGTCGAGTGGAGCTACCTGACCAGCGCGGACAACTGGTTCCTCATGGCTCCCAAGGCCCAGACCGCTCTGCACTACTTCGAGCGCTGGCCCATGCGGCAGATTATGAAGGACATCGAAGAGAACCAGAGCATGAAGCACCTCGCCTACGAGCGCTACAGCTTCGGCTTCTCCGATCACTACGGCACCTTCGGGGCCCTGGGCGTCTAAGCCCACAACCTTCTCTCTGGGGGCGGGACGGCTCTGTCCGTCCCGCCCCGATCTCTGCTGGAGATACGCATGCCTAAGATGACCGGCCCCCTGACCCTGGAGGCCTACCCGAACGAGACCGCCTTCGATGCCGTCATCACCCTGACCGACAGCTCGGGGGGCACGGCGGGCACGACCATCGCCGCCATCGGCGCGACCTACGACCAGGCCGAGGTGCGGAACGCGGTCGCCTCCCTGGCTCGCGCGATCAACCGTCTGGCTGCCCGGATCCAGTGACATGGCGGGGCGCACCCTGAACGACCTTCTCGCCCAGCGTCAGAAGCTGATGGCGGAGCGAAACGCCCTGCGGGAGCAACTCCAGCTCCTGGTTCAGGAGATCGACATCAGGCTCGAGCAGGGCCGGGGGGAGCAGATCCTGGCTGGCTTGTCCGACCGCGACCGCGAGCTGGTGACCCAGACCATCAGGGCCAAGGGAATCGCTTCCCGGGAGGCCGTCAATGGCTAACGCACTCTATGGCCTCGGCCGTCAGTCCTTTCTTGCGGGCCAGCTCGACTGGAGCACGGACGACATCCGCGTGATCCTGGTCGATGTCGGCTACTCGGTCAGTATCGACACCCACCAGTTCCTGGACTCCGTGGGCAGCGGGACCCGCGTAGCAACCAGTGGGGCCCTGGGGACCAAGTCGGTCACGCTGGGCGTGGCGAACGCGGCGAACGTGACCTTCACCGCAGTGACGGGCAACGAAGTCACGCAGGTCATCATCTACCAGCACACGGGCACCGAGTCCACCTCCCGCCTGATCGCGCATATTGACACCGACGATGGTGGCGCGATTAGTGTCACCCCGAACGGGGGCGA